AACACTTAAATAGGGGGGACCCCTTTTTTATCACCACAGAAGATGATAGGAGAGAAAGGCAGGAGAAAAAGGGTCGGCATCTCTCCATTTCTTATTACGTCGTTTGAACTGCTCCCTACGTCTCTCGTCATTATGCTTGGTATAATCTTCCATACCATACTGACCAAAATTCACTACTTTAAAGGTGTAAGGGTTAATAATGGCGTATTTCTTGTCTTTGCGAGAAGACCTAAATAATTCTATACCAGAATCTTCTCCAAATACTTCGTGTAATCGTTTGAGAACTTTTACAGGGTCTGAATATTTGAGAATCTCTCTATCGTATTTACTCATTATATTATAAGTATATATATTATAATGACAGATTTAGAAAATGAACCTTTGCTCAAGGAACAGCCAAACCGATTCACTTTCTTTCCAGTACAAGACGCTAAAGTGTATGAATTCTATCAAAAAGCAATTACGTCCTTTTGGAGAGCCGAAGAGATACAGATAAGCAAGGATTTGAATGACTGGAATTATAAATTAACCGATAATGAGAGGCATTTTATTAAGATGATATTGGCTTTTTTTTCGTCCTCTGATGGGATAGTAATAGAGAATTTGGGGCTACGATTTTTCAAGGAAATAGAAATGCCTGAAATCCGAGCCTTTTATAGTTTCCAGATGGCGATGGAGAGTATCCACAGCCAGACCTACTCACTACTGATTGATACGTATGTAAGAGAAAAACAAGAGAAACTGAAACTATTTAATGCGATAAATACGATACCCTGTATCAAGAAGAAAGGAGACTGGGCAATAAAGTGGATAGAATCAGAAACGTCAAGTTTCGCTCAAAGACTGATTGCGTTTGCGATAGTGGAAGGGTTATTTTTCAGTGGAGCATTCTGTAGTATATTCTGGTTGAAACAAAGGGGATTAATGCAGTCTCTCACAGCATCAAACGAGTTAATATCCAGAGACGAGGCGTTGCATACAGAGTTTGCTATCTATCTATACAGCCAATTGAAAACGAAACTATTTTGGTATGAGGTGGAGAGTATGTTCAAGGAGGCGGTAGAAATAGAGAAAGAATTTATAATAGAATCGCTCCCTTGTCGTCTCTTGGGAATGAATAGTAAAATGATGAGTGAATATATAGAATTTGTAGCAGACCGCCTTCTTGTGCAATTGGGGTATAAGAAGATTTGGAATACGCCGAATCCCTTTGACTTTATGGAGTTAATCTCACTTGATGGTAAGGGGAATTTTTTTGAGCGGTTAGAAACTTCGTACGCACTATCAGACTGCGTAGCAGATGATTCAGTTTTTGATTTTAAAGCCAAATTCTAAAGTAATTTCTTTGAAATTGATTTAAAGATAATAAAAGAAGTTAGTATATAAAATGAATTATAACGAAGGAAAGAAAATGGGTAAAGTCTATAAACTCACTTGTAATATAACTGGTGAGTGTTATTTCGGTTCAACTATAAAACCCCCTTCACATCGGTTGCACGAACACAAAAAACCTCATAATGGTACTACCGCAAAAGATATTATAGACCGAGAGAATTATAAATACGAAGTATTAGAGAGATTTTACGTAGATGGACCGAGAGATACTAAACTATTAGAGAGAGAACAATATTACATTACTAATTACAAGTGTGTTAATCAAATAGTACCATTATCAACACAGCACGATTGGTATATTCGTAATCAGGAAAGAGTGAAAGAAAAATCAAATCAATACTACGCCGATAATAGAGAGAAAAAATTAGAATATCAAAAAAAATATCAACGAGAACTGGGTAAGCACACGTGTGAGTGTGGTTCGGTTATATCAAAGTCTAATCTCCCTGCACATCTCAAAAGACCGAAACATAAAGATTATATAGCGAAGATTAGCGAACCCAGTGTGTAATGAGTTCATCACGTGTAAGCCCTAATTCTTTTCTGTTCTTATCAATAAACTCTTCAAAATCATCTAAACTATATTTGAATTGTAGATTCATCATTAGCCAGAGAATAACCCAACGCCCACAGGTGCCTCCGCCACCCTTGAGAGACTGGAGCCTATTTTTATTGTATTTAATTTTCCAACCCTTTTTCTTGGCTTTTTCTAACAAGGCGGTTAAATAGGTTTCATCCTGACCCAACATTTTACGCCAGAAAGAGTTAATATATCGCAATTGTCCATCAGGTTTGTTGCTGTACGAGTCAAAGAAATAGATGGTATCTTTATTACGGCTAATAACAACCCAGTGTCCTATATTGTGTCTATTTTCAATTAAAATAACCTTAAAAGATTTATCGTGCGGTAAAATATCCGTAATGTTTTTCACGTTGGCTAAAGCACTATACTTAATGATAGGATTTGCATCGTCATTATCAGGGAAATATCTTTTTAAATCTGCATCAGTCATAAATATTGGTTCCCTCTCTTTTATATCTTCGTATTGTTGTTGGGTAATACCCCCTTCTTTGAGTAAGTGTCTAATGGAAGTCTGATTCATTAATATATATATTCCAGAGAAAAGAAATTTAGGAAAAAATCTAATTCGTTTATTTCAAAAATAAAATCTAATTACAGATTATATAATAGTAATGGCTAAAGTTGTTTCAAATCCTAATTTCCGAAGTATCACTTACCCTAAAGATTACGAGTATGGTAAGCAGAAAGAAGAAGATATATACCCCACATTAAAAGAATTTTTCAATAGTCCTGCTTTAGAAAGAACTACAGACAAGTATTGTAAATACGATTTTGAAGACCGAGATGCGATATACGAGGTAAAATCACGTAAGTGCAAGAAAAATACATACCCTACAACACTATTAACACGAAACAAAATACTCACTGCGGAGAAGAGAGACCAGTATTTTATATTCAACTTTACGGACGAGATTTGCTATATAAAGTATGACCCCACACTCTTTGATACATTCAAATGTGAGCCTTACTCCAGAATAAATGAGTTGTCCGATATGACGGATTATTTATATATTCCTTTAGAGAATTTGACCACTTTAAAAATAAAGGATTACACGCAAAAATAAAATATTTAGGTATTGTATAAAAGAATGAGTGCTATTTCTTCCAAATCCGTAAATCCCCCTGTCGCTTGTGATGGTGTATCCTTTGCTTACTCATCAGGTTATGTACCAGCCCCACAATCTGGTCAATTGGGACACAACACAAACATCGTCTCTGGAGCAATCATCACGCCCATCTCTGGAGTATCCCAAAATCAGATATATTACACAGCAGGAGTTCTTGGAACAGGACTTCCAGCAGGAACATACGTGGCTTATTCAGTAGCCAACATTACCAACGTTGTTGGAAGTGTGAATAGTTTTATTGAAGTAGTGGATGCTACTGATGGAACAACAGCCATCACAGATTCAGCAGGTTCATTCTTGGGACCATCCGCCAGTGTTGAGCAATCCAGTGTGAATATTTGGAATTTCACATCCGCCATTCCATTTATGGTATATTCCAGATGGCGTACCGCCGCATCAGGAACCAACTCTGGAACCCCAGTGGATAATGGTAGTCTTCAAATTATCCGAATCGCATAAATAGAAAACTTTAGCCAAATATTTTTATATATTGATAATATATAAAATGTCAGTCAGAAGTGCAGTAGGCATTACAAACAACAATTCTGGTCAATTAGGACAAGTAGTATCTCTTGGATTAGCAGCCCCAGTAAGTGTGGCGGCTGGTTCCCCACAAGCAGGAAGCGTCTGTCAAATAACCCTTGATGCTGGAGTATGGGTTCTTGATGGAAGTGTTCTTGCTACAATCACTAATCCAGCGGACTTTAGTGCTGGGTCTTCGTTTTTTGAACTTTCCATACAGGAAGCCACAAGTAATCAGGTTATTGCACAATCAAGTGGAACAACATCAACGACAGGAGAAACATTTAATGGCTCATCATACATTATGAGAACGATGAGTGCTTGTGTAAATCTAACGGCTTCAACATCATACAAAATAGCCTACAACATTAGTTATACAGGTGGAACTTGTGAAATATCTAAAGGGGCTGGTGTTGGTGAAAACACAATACTTTCGGCAACACGTGTGGCTTAATTTTGTTTCATTTATTTTATATATTTCTATAATATATAGAATAATGTCTGTTAAAAGTGCTTTAGGACTAAAACAATCATCAGGTCAAATCGGACAACAAATTACTTCGTATTTACCTACTGCAAATGTTAGCATACCAGCAGGACCAAGTTCAGGGAATTTATTAACTATAACCCTACCTACTGGGGTTTGGAACGTTCAGGGATTGGCGTGGATTCAATTCGCTCTTGCAACGGACTTTACTTCAGGATATGTAGAGTTGTATTTAAAAGATAGTGCAGGAACATCTTACGCATCAAATACTACAGCCAATCCGACACAAGGAGAAATTTGGACTGAAACGCAAAATCAATTTAAGCAATTAGGTGCGGTAATAGACGTAGATGTTGAGACTACATACAATTTATATTATAATATAGATTACGCAAGTGGTGTTGTACTTTTTGAGCAAGGTAGTGGAGGAGTAGGAACAGGAATAGTAGCGACAAGACTCGCTTAAATTGAACCCAGTGTAGGGTCAGTGCAGAGTGCAGGGTGTAGGGTCCAAAAAAACCCAAATAGAATAAACATCAGACCATCAACAACTTTTCTATTAGAATATCAGATTTACCTTACACACCTTACACACCTTACACTTTGGGATAAAAGAGTAGGGAATAGAGTGAGGAATCCCAGAATTCTGGAGTGTAGGGTGGATTTTGGACCCTACACTTTCTCAAATGACCCTACACTCGCAGATATTTTTTGATTATTTACAATATATAATCACAAAATTAGATTAAATAGAAATAAATCAAAATATAAGATTATAAAAAGTTATTTAATTGCTAAAATTTATAAATTTTCACTATAAGTAATCAAAAATGAATCTAATTTATTTATTTTGTAATAATCTTATTGTAAAAATCAATAAATAATCTGAATTTTAGGCATTTTTTTGTTTATGGAGTATTTAGATTTAGAAAAATATATATAGTTAGTATATAATAATGTCTCTATTAAACCACGCAGACAATTCCCACGTAGTAAGCAAGACAAGAGTATCTAATGTTCCAGAAGACCCAGATAATGTTTATTTAGACGTAATTATGACAAACGTTTTAGGAAACACGACTCCGTATGTTCCAATTAACTATACAGAGAATAGAACGAATCCTATTGTCTCAAACACAGGAGATTATAATGTGTCTGTTGTTCGTTTCTCACTTGAGTCTCAAACGCTACCAGTATTCATTCCTCTTATAGAACCGAATCAGGGAAACACAAACCTAACAGCGTACCAGATTACGATGAAGATTACCCCTGTTGGCTCTCCACCAGGAACAATATTTACCCAGCAACAACCTATTATTTGGTCTCCGCAGAATGTAAATGCACAAGTACCTCCTCCCCCTAATGCAACAGGAACAGGGTTCCAA